CTGATGTGCAGAACCATTGCTTCGTCGCCGTAACGACCCGCCATCACATCACCGATGCGGCTGGGGTCGTCGACCAAGTAGAAGTTCTGGTTGTTCTTCAGCGTCGCGCTGAGGTTCTTTGCGGGCTCCTGCAGGCGCGAAGCAGCCAGGCCCGGAGCAGGCATTGCGGGTGCGGGAATGCTGGCTATGCCGCCCGTCGCGTGCCGCACAGCGCCGGACCAGTCATGTAGCGCCGCCCAACCACGCTTGTTGATGTCCAGGAGCAGCGGGGTCATGCCCGGCTGGGTTGCGGCCGCGGCCCTGATGACGACTTCCTGATTCGAAAGCCAGGCTGGGATGCTGTCGCTTGTTGGAGTCCCGGGGCCGCGGACCTGGCCGCCCTCGGCGAACCCGAACATGCTTGTGATCGAGGACCACCACCCGCTACCACCGGCAGCCGCACCTGCCGCACCTGCCGCACCGGCACCACTGGCAGCGGCACCAGCACCTGCGAGCCCATTCGCGGCCGCAAGACTGGCTGCTGCTCCCTGAATGGCAGCCGCACCAGCCACCAGAGTTCCGCCTGCGGTGGAAAGCGCTCCTGCGGCGGAGGTGACAGCAGCAGCTCCCGTCACCATGCTGGTGTCTTGCTCACCTTGGCCAAACAGGCTCATGAGCCCCGCAGTTGCCTTCTGGGCCAGCTGCTGCGCGGCAACGTCGGCCAGCGATCGGCTGACCGCCTGCAGGAACGATACCGCGGCCTCCTGCAGCGACAGGGTGCCATCGGCGAGACCGCGCAGCGCATCCTGCATGCCATTCTCGATACCGGATCGCAGAGCCAAAGTGAGCTGGTCGGCGGCCAGCCGGGTGTTTTCGAGCTGCTGGCGGAGATCCTTCACGCGCTCGATCGCTGCCGGATCGCCAGTTGCCTTGGCCAGCTCCTCCATGCGAGGCACAAGTTGCTCTACCTCGTCGGCGGTGGACCGATGCAGGTCTAGCAGTTGCTGGCGCGCGGCCAGTTCGCTGACGAGACCGGCCTGCTGGGCGGCCTGGATACTCGACTCTTGCCTCGACTGCTCGCCGAATATCCGGTCGACCTGGTCCTGGAGCTGCTGCAGCTCAGCCTTGGCCTTCTCGATTCCCATCAGCTTGCTGACCAGGCCGGCGCCTTCGGTGTCACCCGTGGCGAGCAGACGCTTCTGCAGGTCGCCGTACTTCTTCTCGATCTCGGCGCCGGCCGCCTCGACGGTTTGGCCGGTGGCCCGAAGGTAGTCCAGGTTGAGTTGCTTTAGGGTTGTGGCGTCTTTCTTTGCCTGCTCGTCGGCCTTCTTCTGCTTTTCTGCCGCGTCCAGGGTCGCCCAGGCGGCGCGAGCGCGGGCTTCCAGGGCTCCTGTCAGATTGCGTTGGTCAAGCTCGTACTCACGCAACGCAGCCCGGCCCTTGCCGTAGGTCGCCGCTTCCTTCTCCAACTGCTTGACCCAGTCTTCGTTCTGTTTGGCCAGGCGCGCAGCGGCCTTGTCTTCGCCGCCTGATGGCGTGAAGGGCGTCTTGGTGGTGGGGCCTGTACCGGTGACTGTAGTCGCGGGTAGCGCCGCGACCTGGCCGGCACCGTTCAGGACTGCGTCACGCTGGTCCTGCCATTGCTGGATCTGCGCTTGTGCCTTGCTGAGTGCTTCTTCGTATCGCTGGATGCGCTTCTGGTCGTTCTTCTCGTAGGCCTCGTCGAGCGCGGACTGAACCCTTGCCATGTACTCGGTTTCCCGAGCGATGGCATCGTCCAACCGCGGTACGTCATCACCGGCGGGACCGTTCACGCGCGCCGCAATCTCCTCCGCGACGAACTTGGTGACGTTGACGACACCCGCAGCCCCCTTGGCCGCATAACCGATGGCAGTACCCAGGCCCTTGATCAGGAGATTCAGGCCCTCCACCACCGCCGGATCTTTCAGCACATCACGCAGGTCTCGCACAGCCTGAGTGAAGGTGTCGATGAACCCCGACTCGCCCGCCTGGATCTTCAGGTCAGTGAATGCGTTCTCCAGACGGTTGAGTTCGGCCTGCAAGCCGGTGGCCGCTTTCTGTGAGGCTGGCCCATAAGCTTCCTGCAGGGCAGCGCCGAACCGCGGCAGAAACTCGGCCGCCGGGATCATGCCCTTTTCCAGCCACTCGCTGAGCTGCTTGGTGTTGGTGTCCAGAGCCTTGGCGGCAAGCGAGAACGCGCCGGGAACGCGCTGGCCGAGTTGCAGCACTAGCTCCTGGGTCTGGACCTTGCCCTTGCTGACCATCTGCTCCAGGGCGAGCAGGATGCCGTTGGTTTCCTGGCGGGTGAGGTGCAGCGCAGTGGTTGCCGAGGCGACGCCTTCGAAGATCGTGCGCAGGGAACTGCCCAGCTCTGGGGTTTCTTTCGCGGCCGCCACCAGGCGGGAATAGGCCTGGCTGGTGTTGAGCAGCTCCAAGCCGAGGCGTTCGGAGACCTCGCGGACGTACTCCAACTCCTGCCTCGCCTTCGCCGCCGACCCCGTAGCTGCCTCCATGGTGTACAACGCCTGCTGCCACTGCAGGTTGGTGTTGACGATTTCCTTGGAGAAAGAGGCCAGGCCGTAACCGGCGATGCCGGCGAACAGCAGCCCCTGGACCCGTCGAATTGCAGCTCCCATGCCATTGAGCGCCAGGGTCGAGGCCTTGGCCTCGTTACCCACTCCAGTGAGCACGTCACGCTGGGCCTTGATCCTGTTCAGCGCGCTGGCATAGGCATTGGCCTCAACACGGCCCGCCCGGAAATGCTCGGTCAACTGCCGCTCCTGCTCGGCCAGGCGAGCGAGAGAGCGCTGAGTCGGATCGATGGCACCCAGCAACTTACGTGCGGCCGCATCCTGCTTGGCTGTTTCAGCAGCAGCCTTGGCTGCCGCCTCGGCAGCGCGTTGCTCGGCCGCCGCCTGCTGGACGCGAGCACGCTCGGCATTGTGGTAGGCGTTCATGGCGGTGGACTGCGCTTGAGCGCTATCGCGCCAGGCAGTGTTCCCCGCTTGCACAGCAGCATTGAGGCGCTGCGTACTGGCTGCCGCAGCATCCTGGGCCGATTGTTGTTGCAGCGAGGCCGCCACCATGGCCCTGATGCGAGCCGTCTGCTGATCGGCGGACTCGCCGACGCTGCTCAGCTTACGGCCAGCTTGTTCGGCCTTATCGCCCACCGCTTGCACGGATTCGCTCACCTGGTCGAGAGCAGCTTTGCCCTGGGCGAGATCGGCGCGTAGCCGTAGGGCGAGTTCGAGTTCTTTGTTGGCCATGAGGAGGACTGCGGCAATGGGGGTGCCGCAATCCTCGCGCGCGCGTGAGCCGGAGGCTTTTCGACTGGCCGAAAATCAGGTCAGAAAAGGCCTGCAGGTTCTGCTGATAGATCCCAGGAAAAGATCAGCACTTCCCGCGCTGCCGAACCTTGGCCGCCTCCGACCGTGTAGGTGATGTCGGTCGACTCGATGTGGAAAGAGGCGAAGCACTCCCGGATCTCGGGGTGGTCGTTCAGGCTGATGATGGCCTTGCCCTTGAGTTGGCGGAGCATCACTGCCATCTCCTGGTACTGCTCGAAGCCGAATGGCACGCCATAGCCCTCCGTCTCCCAGTACGGCGGGTCCATATAAAAGAGGGTGTGCTCTCGATCATAGCGCCGGAGGCAGTCCTGCCAGCTGAGGTGCTCGATGTAGGTATTGCTCAGCCGCAGGTGAGCCGCCGACAGTGTTTCTTCCAGGCGCAACAGGTTGAGCCCAGGCGGTGAGGTGGTGGCGGTTCCGTAGCTCTGGCCATCGACCCGACCGCCGAACGCGCTCTGCTGCAGGTAGTAGAAGCGCGCGGCGCGCTGGATGTCGGTCAGCGTTTCCGGCCGGGTCTCCTGCAGCCACTTGAAGACCTGGCGGGAGCTGAGCGCCCATTTGAACTGGCGGACGAACTCTTCCAGGTGATGCTGAACGACGCGGTACAGGTTGACCAGGTCGCCGTTGATGTCGTTGAGCACTTCCACATCCGCCGGCACCGGCCGTAGGAAGAACAGTGCCGCCCCACCTGCGAAAGGCTCGACATAGCAGGAGTGGCGTGGGAAGAGCGGGAAGATGCGGTCAGCGAGGCGGCGCTTTCCCCCTATCCAGGGGATGATGGGCTGGGCGGACATGAGGTCTCCGGGCAAGCACTCGATGGCGCGTTCAGGAGGCTCTCGGCCCTCAGATGGTTAATCGCCCCGCAGCGGGGGCATTTGATCTGCAATTCGTCGTAACGGCCCGCGCGGGCCAGCAGGCGGTGACATCCGCCACATCGCACGTCTTTCACTCTCGGCAACACCTTTTCCAATCTGCTAGGCTCGCCCGTGCTCACGTGAGCGGGAGGGCCTTGGCTGGGCTGGCACTGGGTTGCCTGTTCGGCACCAGGTACTGGAGTTGCCGCTCCAGCACCTGGTGCCCTTCCTTACTTCAACAGATCCTGCAGCTCTTTCAGATGCCGCTTTGCTTCCTCTCCCCCGGCGAATGCCAGGTTCATGGTGGTGAAAGCCTGTTCGCGTTTCTTCAACTGGCGACGCTGTTCGGCTTCATGGAGCAGCAGGATCTGCCGTTCCGTCATTCGACCGAGGGTGGCAGGGGTTCCGTATCCTCCAGCGATGAGGCATGCGTAGACGTCTGCCCAGCGCGGAGGCTTGCCTCGGCGCGATCTGTGGCGATCCGGTCCATCACCTCGCCGACAAAGAAAGGGCCGTTGACGCTCCACCAGACGTACATCAGATCCTTGCCAGGCCGTGCGCGCAGGCCCTTCTCGATCCATTCCAGCTCGACATCTGCCGCCTGGGCAATGAGCTGCGCGACCAGCGAATGGTGGGCGGCCAGGACGCCGATGATCCGATCCAGCGGCGGCAAGCCTCGATCATTGACCACCATGGCGTGCAGATCGTCGAGGAACGGCTGCATCGTGGCTCGCAGCTTCAGCCCCTCGACAAACCCATACTCGCGCATCGTCACCATTCGCCCCTGCACCTCCAGCGTTCGTTCGGGGTGCAGGATCTGCAGGTCATCCGCCCCCGGATCGGTGGCCGGGGCGGGCTGGGTCTCGCGCTCAACCTTGCGCCCCATGCTTAGGCGGCCTTTTGCACGATGCGACCGAAGCCACCTAGGTTGGCGTCGGCGGCGTTCAAGGTGTCGTACAGCACACTGCCCGTGAGCTGGAAGTTGCCGTACTCGTCGTTGATGAGCGCCAGATCGCTGACCGGGTCGAATTTGCAGCGGTACAGGGTGACGATCACCGGCTCCTGGGTCTCGGTGTTGATGCCGTCCAGCAGGATGTAGCGCTCCGGCGGTGGTGCGGTGAACATGGTGTAACCGGTGGCGACCTCGGAGGCATACGAGGCTTTGAACGGCTGGGTCTTGCCGGTGACGTTCAGCAGTTCGATCAGGCCGGACGTTGGCGACTCGATACGGTAGTCCGTACCCAAGACCAGTTCCGCGGGCGTGGTAGCACTGTCGGTGAGAACCACCGAGGAGACGAACTGGCCGTCCAGCTTCACGAAGTCGCCGGCTTTCAGATCGCCCTCGAGGACTTCACCGGTCACCGTGTCGGCGGGCAGCTCGATCTGCGAGGCCCAGATCGCCACAGCGATGTTCTTCGGCAGCCACTCGTCGTAGGTGATGTTAATAGTGGCGGTCTTGGCGCGCTGCAAGCGGCCATATTGCAGGCGGTTGCCCGAGAACGACTCCGTCTTGTTCGTACTTTCGGTGGCCATCTGCAGGGTCAAGGCCGGCACGTTTCCGGCCCAGACCGGCCTGCTCAGTTTGCCATTGGGCAGGCGCTCGCCGGCCCAGACCCGGCCCTGGAAGGAAAACAGCGACATGATTCACTCCTTGGCGGCGGTGGCCGCGTCCTGGGTTTCGACCGCGATCTTCCGGTGCTTCACCAGAAAGGCTTTGTCGAGAGCGTTGACGTAGATTTCAGCACCGGCCTGGTACGTCATGCCGGCATGCGTGTGGCGAGCGGTGAGTTTCACCTTCTCCTCCTTCGGCGCCGGGATGGCGGCGTCTTGTTTCTTGGCGGGGATGCTCATGAGGTTCTCCCGATGGCATGTTGGGTCTGATAGAGGTCAGTCCAGATCAAGACAGAGGCGTCGTAATCCACCACCTGCCCCTGGACGAGTTGGCAGTCGCGAGCGCCTGCCAGGCCGGGCGGTGTCCAGCCGATCAGGGCCTTGCGTACGTCACCGAGTACGGGGCGCAGGTCATCCGCTGCAGTGACGCCTTTGTTGTCGCGGTAGTTGCGAACCGCGACGGTGATGGCGAAGTGCACGTTTGCCATCTGCCGGGTCGCGCCACCGGCGTGGCCGGCGGGCTTGGGTGAGAGAGTCTCCTGGGCCAGCAGCACATAGGCTGCTGGCGTGCGGAAATCTCGCAGTTGGGTGATCGTGCCAAGTTCGGCGGCGCCGCCCACGTGCTTGAGCACCTTGACCTGATCACGCAAGCGCTCGATCACCAGGTTGTGATCGAAAGGTGCGCAGAGCCCGTCAGCCATCTCAGTAGTCCTTCAGGGTGTCGTGGCTGAAGGTGCGAGCGGGCGCCAGTACCTGCGGAACCCCACCGCCTGGCGGGGTCAGGGGGTCATCCGGCCCGAGGCTGAACTTGCCCTCGGCGATGAGCTGCAGGAATTTCAGGGCGTCGCGATAGTCCCGCACGATGGGGTCTTTCTCTGCGCCTGGCCCCAAGCGGTCCTGGTGCAACAGGTAGCGAGCGATGGCCCTGGTCCACCCGGTGACAACCCCGTAACGCTTGGCCAGTGGCAGACTGTAGCCCCGGCGCTGGAGGAAGCCGTCGATGTAGCCTTGGGCATCGCTGACCGCGCTGTTGATCACCTCCACCGTGGCATGGCCGACTTCGATCTCTTCTGGCGTCCAGCGATCTACCGGCAATCCACGCAGCAAGGCATCGAGCAGCTCGCTGTCGACCGCTTGGAGAGGCCGAGGTGTAGCCGCTTGCGACAACTCCTCGGCACCAGGACGTTCGGCCAGCTCCGGCAGCGTGATGTACACGGCCACTACGGCCGCTCCCGCTCGATTGCGCCCAACGGCAGCAACTGAGCAGCCTGAGTGCTATCCAGGTAGATCGGATCACCATGGGTGTACGTCTCCCCGTCATGATCCAGACGCTCGCGCTGCACGATGAAGCGGTCCTTGAGGCCGGCGGCCAGATCAACCCCGATAGTCCGGCCCAGCTCGCCGCCGCGCGATTGAATCGCCAGTTCGTAGCAGGCTGCAGCCAGCGCTTCGAGATCCTCCTGGACCAGATCTTCCAGATAGGCCAGCGAACCGTCGCTGAGCAGCACCTGGTAGCGCGCGTCATCGTCGGCGATCCGCAAAGGCGATTTCGCCGCTTCGGGACTGCCCACTTCATCGCCGGCCGGCACAAGCACCTTCTGCGCTTGAATGGCAGCGACGAGTTGCTCGATCGCCAGCGTGGCGGCGTCCTGGATCTCCAAGTCGGTACCGATCTGCCGCAGTTCCGCTTCCGGCAGTTCGGCGAGCGGAATAACAGTGCCGTCCTGGTGTTGAACGCCGGCCAGTTGGCCGTCGATCAGGTTCTCCTCCGCCGGCGGCTGTGCGCCGGTAGTGGCAGGTGCGGCAGGTGCAGCCGCTTTGTCCTTGTCGTTACTGGGTTTGCGGGCCATGAACACAGACTCCGAGGGGCGGCCAGAGCGGCCGCCCAGTTGAGGATTAAGCCGCGACGGCGTTCT